TGTGATGGGAAAAGCACTTATTTTGGATACACCTATGGGACAGATTGTAAAAGGTCTTGTTGAGGGTGGCGTTCAACTAGGAGTGTCAAGTCGTGGTATGGGAAGCCTTTCAATGAAGAATGGTGTTAACTATGTAGCTGATGATTTCATGCTAAACACAGTTGATATTGTTCAGGATCCTTCTGCCCCTAATGCGTTTGTTAACGGCATTATGGAAGGAGTTTCTTATGAGCAGGATAGACCTGGTCATTTTGTGAAGGTAATTGATGAAGGTGAGACAGAAGTGAAAGAATCTAAAGTTGAGTTCTCGGAAGAGCAACAAACTGCAGGTTTTGAGCATTTCCTCTCTAAACTATAATCTCTATAGGAGAAAACATAATGTCTGAAGTTAAAGACGAAATTGTTGAAGATGTAGCAGAGGTTATCGTAGAGGATACGGAAGTAGAAGCAGAAGCTGTGGAAACAGTAGAAGCACCTCTTACGGAAGCTCGTACAGTATCAGCAATACAAGCCTCAATGACAGGAATGTCTAAAGAGGGCCTTGACGCGATCTTCGAAGCAGCGAAAAAAGCAGAAGCGAAAGCTAAAGTGGAAGACGATGAAGAAGAAGAGGACGATGAAGGTGATGAAGATGAAGGCGATGTAGAAATGGAAGGTAAAAGCAAGAAAGAGTCTAAGAAATCTAAGACTGAAGCTGATGACCCGAAGGCTAATAAGACTAGTAAGAAGAAAGTCAAAACAGACGACGGATCTGAAATCGAAGTAACGGAAAAGAAATTTAAAGAAGATGTTGAAGCGTTAATTAAAGACGAAGACACATTATCTGAAGGTTTCAAAGCGAAAGCTGAGACTATTTTCGAAGCTGCTCTACAAAGCAAAATCATCGCTGAAACAGCAAAATTAGAAGAGAGATATGCTTCTGATCTAGCTGGTGAAGTTGAAGCTATTAAAGAAGATTTAGTTGACAAGGTTGACGGTTACTTAACATATGTAGTCGAAAACTGGATGAAGGATAACGAAGTTGCGATTGAGCATTCTTTGAAGTCTGAAATCACTGAGTCATTCATTGATTCACTAGGTCAGTTATTTAGTGAGCATCACATCAATGTGCCTGCAGATAAAGGAGACATCTTAGATGCTCTATCTGAAGAAGCAAAAGATGCTAAAGCTCAGTTAAATGATGCGACTGCTAATGCAATGGATCTTGCTGAGAAAGTTAAAGCTTTCGAACGTAAAGATATTGTTGCTGAAGCATGTAAAGGCTTAGCGGCAACTGAAGAAGCAAAATTAAAAGAGTTAATTGAAGGTGTTGAAGCTGACGATAACGAATCTTTTGCAACTAAAGTAGCGACAATTAAGGAATCTTACCTTAATAAAGATACCACGGTAGAAGCAACTCCGGAAGTTGATGCTATTACTGAGGATACACAAGAACCAAAAGTTGTTGATGCAAATATGCAACAATACCTTAGCGCAATTGAGCGCACACAATCCATCTAATAGGAGAATTTTAAATGGAACAAATTAATCAAACAATGTTACAGGAAAAATGGGCTCCTGTACTTGATTCACAAGAAGCCGGCAAAATCGGTGACGCGCATAGACGTAAAGTTACTGCTGTCGTTCTTGAGAACCAAGAAAAAGCATTTGCAGAAGAGAGAGGACAACAACATATCTCTGAAGCAGCTGCAGCCAATGCCACTGTTGCAGGTGGTGGTGGTAATATGGCAAATTGGGATCCTGTCCTAATTAGCTTAGTAAGACGTGCAACTCCTGCAATGTTAGCATTTGATCTAGTTGGCGTACAGCCAATGACTGGACCAACTGGCCTAATCTTTGCAATGAAATCACGTTACTCAACTCAAGGTGGTACTGAAGCGTTATTTAACGAAGCAGATACTGAATTTTCAGGTGCTTCAAACGGTTCAGAATTAAAAGGTTCTGATCCTTTTGCTGGTGATACATCTACTGTATCTCCTGCTCCTGCAGCTTTAGACGATTCTGATACAGTTGATGACTATACACCTGGTGGTGGTAATGCTACGGCAACTGCTGAAGCTCAAGGAACTAGTGGTTCACCTGCTATTCCTGAAATGGCGTTCTCAATTGAAAAGACTACTGTGACTGCAAAGTCTCGTGCTCTTAAAGCTGAGTACACAACTGAATTAGCACAAGACCTTAAAGCTATTCATGGTCTTTCTGCTGAGACAGAACTTGCGAATATCCTTTCAACTGAAATTTTGGCTGAAATGAATCGTGAGATCGTTCGTTTAGTAAACCTTAACTCAGTAACATCTACTCGCGGTGCATCTGCTGGTGTATGGAATGCGACTAACGC